CTTCGTAGGCGGCCTCGAGCGCAGCCTTCAGGCTCCACACCGCCTGGTCGCTGAAGTCCAGGGAGTCGCTGTTGCGCGTCTCGAGCGTCTCGCGGCTGAGGTGCTTCGCGGCGATCACCGTCAGCATGTCGTCGCGGCGCTGCTGCGCGGGGCTCTTTGCGGTGGGCTTCGTCTTCGTGGTGGTGTTCATCTCGGGGCTCCTGTTGTCGCGCGGTGTTGCGCGATGACTTGACTGTGCCTATCTGCAAGCCAACAGTCAACGGGCTAACCCGACAATTTCACGCGGGAGCTGTGCATAAGTACGCACTCCGCCGGGCGTCAGTCCTGTGGATAGTCACTTTTGCAGGTGCTTCCGCGCGCCAATTGGACACGCCGCCGCATTTTTGCTACGCTTGCCGCCATGATGATCCCACCCGTCCCCACCCTGGCCCAAGTCGCCACCGCGCTGGGCCTGCTGCGCCAGCCTCAGCTGGAGAAGCTCTCCGAGCTCTCTGGCGTGCCGGTCGGCACACTCTGGAACATCCGCAGCGGCAAGTCGGCTAACCCCGGCATCGTGACCGTGGCGGCATTCCAGCCCTACGTGCAGTCGCTGGTCGACGTCTCGCTGGCCGCGCCGCCGGATGCTCGCGCTCCGCGTGGCACGTCGCTGCGCGCGCGCCAGGGCGTGACCCGGCGCAAGAAGCGACACCCGCCCGAACCCGCGCTGGGTGATGTCGTGACGCCGCGCGGCGATGAAGTGCCGCGCGGCGGCCCGGTCGACCTGCCCGGCTCGGCAGCGCCATGAGCGGCTTCCCTCCGAAACCCGGCACCGCGGCGTACCGGGTGCTGGCCCACCTTGAGACCATCCTGCCGCGCAGGCCGCGCGCCACCGCCGGCATGGTCGCGGGCGAGCTCCGCGGTCTGACGCCGTCGCAGGTGCGCGATGCGCTGGAGGCGGCGCACGACGCGGGCTACGTCAATCGCGAGCATGAGGTCGGGCTCACTGGCCGCGGCCCGGTGTTCTACGAGCTGGTGCGGCGGACCACCGGCGAGCTGGTGGTGGGCGGCGGCTCTCCCGATCGGGACACCAGACCGTTCGGCGCGCCTGGCGCGGAGGCGGCGGCTGAGGACGGACCGTGGCTGACCAGCGCGGGCGATCCGGCGCACGAGCCTCGAGGCGTGATCGAACCAGTGGTGAACCCCAACCCGGAGACGGTGGCCGCTGAATCGCCGCAACCGCCGGCGCCGGTGCTGCCGCGTCACGATCCGGCCGCCGCGCTCTCCAAGGTGGTGGCCATCCACTCGCGTGCCGACGGCGGTGTCACCGCTGACCTCGAACGCACGCCGCAGCTCTCCGACTGGCTCCGCGCCACGCGTGGGCTCCCGGTGGCCGAGCGCGACGAGCCGGAGACGGTGGTGCCGCCGGCTGGTGGCGTGGTCGTGAACCACAACCTGGGCTTTGAACCGGGCCCGACGGTGCAGCAGCTCGCTGCGCCGGCGCCGGCCGCGGAGCCCGTCATTCCATCCGGTGTGCAGTTGGACTTCGCGCCTGGCCCGGATCAGTTTGCGGTGGCGCTGGCGTCCGATGGCCGGCTGTTTTGCTGGCGCGGCACGGTGCCCTTCGTCTGGTCGAAGGAGGAGGCCCGCGTGCTGGTGCAGCACCTGAATCGCATGGACCTCGACGTCCTGCTCGAGCCGGAGGCCGGAGAATGACCCGGGTGGTCTGCCAGTTCTCATGCGGCGCGGCATCGGCCGTGGCTACAAAGCTGGCGCTCGCGCAGCACGCCGGGCTGCACGAGGTGCACATCCTGAACGCGTTCCTGCTCGAGGAGCACGAGGACAACCGGCGCTTCGCCGTCGAATGGGAGTCCTGGTTCGGCAGACCCATCACCACGCTGCGCGAGGAGAAGCACGGCGCCAGCGTGATCCAGGTCTTCCGCCGGCGGCAGTACATGATGGGTCCGCACGGCGCTCCGTGCTCGCGCGTGCTGAAGCGCGACCTGCTCAATGCCTGGAGCCAGCCGGGCGACATGATGGTCTTCGGCTACACCGCCGAGGAGACCGAGCGGCTCGAGGACTTCCGCGATCGCAACCCGGAGCGCCCGGTGCTGGCGCCGCTGATCGACGCCGGGCTCACCAAGGCGGACTGCAAGGCCATGGTGCAGCGCGCTGGCATCGAGCTGCCGCTGATGTATCGGCTCGGGTACGACAACGCGAACTGCATCGGGTGCGTGAAGGGTGGCGAGGGCTACTGGCGCGCGATCCGCGAGGACTTCCCGGACCAGTTCGAAGCCGTGTGTCTGCTGCAGGACGAGATCGGGCCTGGCTCCTGGTTCCTGCGCTTCCGCGGCGGCCCTCGCAAGGGCGAGCGCTTCCCGCTTCGCCAGCTTCCATCTGGGCCAGCGCGCCGCAACGAGGCGCTTCCGTCGTGCTCGTTCTTCTGTGAAATGGCCGAGCAGGAGTACTCAGCATGATCGTGACCAAGCCGGCCCTGCGCTACATGGGCGGCAAGTTCCGCCTGGCGCCGTGGCTGCTCCAGTTCTTCCCAGGCCACGAGGTCTACACCGAGGCGTTCGGTGGCGCCGCTGGCGTGCTGCTGCAGAAGCCTCGCGCCATCGGCGAGGTCTACAACGACCTGGACGGCGAGATCGTGAACTTCTTCTCCGTGCTCCGGCACGTCGACCAGCGCGAGCAGCTCATCGAGCAGCTGCGCCTGACGCCGTTCGCGCGCGACGAGTTCGACCAAGCCTGGGAGGGCGACGAGGATCCAGTGGAGCGCGCGCGCCGTCTGTGCGTTCGCGCACAGATGGGGTTCGGCTCCAACGGCGCGCACAAGAAGTCCACCGGCATGCGGCAGGACCTGCGCCGGGCCAGCGCCAACGCGATGCAGTTCTGGGTGAACTACCCGGACAGCCTGGCGGCGGTCGGCCAGCGGCTGCAGGGCGTGCTCATCGAGAACTGGCCGGCGCTGGAGGTGCTGCTGCAGCACGACTCCCCGCAGACCCTTCATTTCATCGACCCACCCTACCTGCACGGCACCCGGGTGATGCGCTCGAATGGCGGCTATCGCTGCGAAATGTCCGACGAGGACCATGGCGAGCTGCTCGAGGTGCTCCTGGAGCTGCGCGGCATGGTGATCGTGTCGGGCTACGACTCCGAGCTCTACTCCGGCATGCTGGGCGACTGGCGGCGGGAAGAGACGGACTCGCGCATCGCCGCCGGTCGCGGCACGAAGGTGCGCCGCGAGGTGGCCTGGATCAATCCCGCTTGCGCCGACGCGCTCGAGCGGGTTCCGGGAGGCCTATGGGCTTGAAATCGAGGCCGCCTTCGGCGGCGGTGGCGGCTGCTCGCGCCGAAGTCCTGGAGGTGCTCCGGCGCCACCAGCCGATGGAGCCGATCGAAATGGTCGCGGTGCTGGCGCAGACCCTGGGGCAGATGCTGGCGCTGCTCGACCAGCGGCAGTTCACGCCGGCGCAGGCAATGCAGGTGGTGGAGGAGAACCTCGTCGCCGGCAACGCCGCGATGCTGGACAAGGTCTTCGGGTCGACAGGGGGCAGCGCATGACCGACCCCCGTCCCGCTCCCCTGGTGCCGCCGGAGGTCGACCTGCGCGACTTCCCGCGCATGGGCCTCGACGTCGCGCGTCTGCGCGGCTCTGAGCTGGTGGTCGACCAACCGCCGGAGATCTGTTGGGCGGCGCTGATGCTCTGGTGCGCGGCCTGGCACGAGGTCCCGGCCGGCTCGGTTCCGAACAACGAGAAGTGGCTCGCCGACAAGGCCGGTTACGTGTCACGCGGAAAAATCGATTTGTCCTGGGGACAGGTGCGTGACTCAATTCTGCGCGGCTTCGTGGAGTGCTCAGATGGCCGTCTTTACCATGCGGTCACTTGTGAGATTGCGCTCGACGCGTGGTCTTCGAAGCTCCGCCAGCGGTGGGTTTCGGAGTGCGCGCGCGTGCGAAAGCACAACCAGCGGCACGGCACGTCAGTGACCACTCTCGATTTCGACCAATGGATCAGCGCTGGGATGCCTGTCGGCGGTCCGCTTCCTGTCCCGCAGGACACGGGCACCGTGTCACAAGGACAGTCACCCTCGCGTCACGCTGCTGTCCCGCGTGAAACAGCATCCAAGAGAAGAGAAGAGAAGGGAATACTATCTATCTCTCCTACTGACGTAGGAGAGAGCACTCCGTCGTCTTCGACGCCGGAATCCCCCCCATCGCAGGCCCCTGCAGCCTCACCGCCGGCCCGAAAGCGCGCCGCTGCGGCTCCGGCCCTACCCGGTCCCGAGGACGTCGCTGGCGACGTCTGGGCGGCCTGGCTGGACCTGCGGCGCAAGAAGCGCGCGCCGGTCAGCGACGTGGTGCTGCAGCAGGCCCGAAAGGAGGCGGCGCTGGCGAAGCTCTCGCTCGAGCAGTTCCTGCGCATCTGGTGCTTCCGCGGTTCGCAGGGCCTGCACGCGGACTGGATCACGCCGCAGGACCGGCAGCGCTTCGGCTCGAGCGCGGCATCCGACCGCGTCTCCGCGCAGCTCGAGGTGGCGAGCCTGATGGTCAATCCGCCGCAGCAAGCGGCGCGGAAGCCGGCCGTGCCGGCGCAGGAGGTCATCGATGTCACTCCCGGACGTATTGCCTGAACCCGGCGACCTGGATCCGTTCCTTCCGGGCACCTGGGTGCACCGGATCTGGTCCGCCATGCGCGGCAACTACGGCGCCGAGTTCGACCGGCTCTGGGCGCGTCCTGCCCACCTCGAGGCGGCCGAGCACGTCGAGTCGCTGCGGCAGACGTGGCAGCGCGAGCTGCGGTGCTTCCGCACGTTCCCGGAGGCGATCACCTACGGGCTCGAGAACCTGCCGCCGCGGCCGCCGAGCCTTCCCGAGTTCCGCGCGCTGTGCTTGCGTGCTCCAGCCCGGCCGCCCAAGCAGCAGGACCTGCTGCCACCGCCGAAGGCCGACCTCGCGCGCCTGGCGGGCGAGATCTCGAAGGTGGCCAGCTCCTGGAAGGCCCGCAAGCCGACCGCCTGGCTCGAGGATCTCGAGGCGCGGCAGCGTGCCGGCGAGAAGCTCACCGCCGGGCAGCTGGCCTCCGTAAAGGCGGCGCGGGCCGAACGCCCTGCGATGGCGGTCAACTACGGCGAGTTCCGCGGCATCGATCCCTCCGCGCTGCCGCCGGGCATGGTGCGGGACTCGCGGGCATGACCTTCCACGCCGGTGCTCCGCGCCTGGAGCCTGATCCCTGCCGGCCGTCGTCGCCGGCGGACTGCTGCTCGAGCTGCGCGCGGCGCAACGACTCGCTTCCGGTGCCGGCGGTGCTCCGCCCGGCCCACGTGCTGCTCGACGTCTCGCTGATGGCGTGGCCCGATGGCGTCTGTCCACTGCGCATCGCCGCAGCTTTCGCTCAACCCCAGGAGACCTCCGATGTCGCTGCTGTTCCACGATGACTCCGAATTCGAGGCCGCCGCTCTGCAGCGTGCGGTCGACGCCGACCGCGAGGTCAACCTCGAGCCGGCGGCGCCGCCGCGCCTGGCCGTGCGGCTTGTGCTGATCGGCATGCTCGCAGCCAGCCTGTGCGCGCTGGCCAGCGTCGCGCTCTGGGGGACGTGGCGATGAACCGTCCGCGTTTCCTAGGCACGCGCGTGTCGATCCTCGTGCTGGCCGCGGCCGGCATCGTGGTGGCTCTGTGGCTCGCCGGCCTGGCGGCGCTGCTGATCGAGCTCGGGTTGGCCATCACTGGCGGCGGTTCTAAGGGATGCCCATGATCGCGGTCGGAATCGACCCCGGCCTGACCGGCGCGATCGCCTTCGCCGACTCGCGCGGAACCTGCGCCATCCGCGACCTGCCCACCGTGGCGCTCTCTGGTGCCGGCCTGATCCGGCGTCGCATCGACGGCGGTGCGCTGGCGCGGATCGTGCGCGACTTCTGTCCGGTCGGCGAGCCCTGCGTGGTGGCCATCGAAGCGGTGCACACCATCGGCGGCAAGGCGAACAACGCCGTTCAGACCCAGGGCTCGCTCATGCGGACTTTGGGCTCCATCGAGGCGGTGCTCGAGGTGCTCCGTCTGCAGTTCACCGCCGTCGACCCGCAGACCTGGAAAGGCTTCTATGGCCTCGGTGCGGAGAAGCGGCCCGCCATCCAGAAGGCCCTCACGCTCTACCCTGGCGCGCCGCTGGCGCTGGTGAAGGACCACAACAAGGCCGAGGCGCTGCTGATCGCCCATTGGGCGCTGAGGTCCCTGCCATGAGCACCGCGCCGAAGTCTCCGCCGGTGAATCCGCTGAAGGTCGCGGGTTCCGGGCTGAACCTGCGCCGAATGTGCGACTTCCACGGTGGGTCTGCTGCGCAGGCCGGCGGAAGGAAGGACAAGCGCACGAAGATGTGGAAATGCGCCGCGTGCGTTGCGCTCGACAACACGGCGAAGGGCAAGCCATGAGCGAGCCGACCGTGCTCTGCAGCGCGTGCTCCCAGACCCTGGCGCAGCCCCTGCTCGACTGCTACGAGCGCGGGTGCCCGTCCTGCCAGGCCCGCGCGATCGCGGTAGTCGGCGACCGCGTGCTGCTGCTGAAGGATCCGCTCGAGCCGGCCTGGCGCGAGATCCTCGAGCGCATCTTCGGCGCCGGCTGGCGCGCGCAGGTGCCCGAGGTGCGGCGCTGGGTAGGCGTCATCCGTCGCTACGAGGCTTCGAATGTCCCAGCCTAGCGTGCTCGACCTGTTCTCCGGCATCGGCGGCTTCTCGCTGGGGCTTGAGCGCGCCGGATTCCGCACCGCAGCCTTCTGCGAGATTGATCCATGGTGCCGCCGCGTGCTGGCGAAGCACTGGCCTGGAGTCCCCTGCTATGACGATGTGCGCGACCTTAACGCTGCCCGGCTTCGAATCGATGGCATCCGCCGAATCGACGCCATCTGTGGAGGGTTCCCCTGCCAAGACGTCAGCCTCGCCGGCAAGGGTGCCGGCCTGGACGGTGAGCGATCCGGTCTATGGCGAGAGTACGCGCGTCTTGTTGGCGAACTTCGACCGAGACTCATCATCGTGGAGAACGTCGGGGCTTTACGTGGGAGAGGACTCCTGGCCATTCTCGGAGACCTTACCGCGCTCGGTTATGACGCAGCAGCGCATGCTGTTCCTGCTGCCGCCGCTGGTGCAGATCACCTTCGAGATCGCGTCTGGATCATCGCGACGCTTGTTGCCGACGCTGCAGGCGCAGGACTTCCGGAATTGCGCGGACTATTCGGACGGCTCTCGCGGGCACTCTCCGCAGTTGAGGCATCTGGGCAAGGGCCGGCTCGACCCGTCTTTCTGCGAAACGTTCATGGGGTTTCCAACCGGCTGGACCGACGTCGAGTAAAGGCTCTGGGGAATGCGGTCTATCCGCCCCTGGTCGAGATCCTCGGTCGCGCGATGCTGGAGCAGGAGCGTGCTGCGTGACCCTGGTGCTGAAACCCAAAGGCCCGGGCAATTGGGCGGTGACGCTGCTCACGCTCGAAGGCCGGTGCTTCAGGGCGTTCAAGGTGCGAGCCGGTGACACGTTCCCGCTGGGTGGCGTGCTCTGGCGCGTTTGCGAAGTCCGGACATAGATGCAACGATTCAACCCGCTTTCCCAACCCCGAAAGGCCCCAACCGTGAGAACTATCCGCATCCTCTCCGCCGCGCTCCTGGCCCTGGCCAGCGCCGGCGCTTTCGCCACAACGTGCAAGAACGGAGGCACCAATTGGCCCACCTGCACCCCCCCTTCGAATCCGACGGATCCGTCGATCTCAATCGCTACGCAGAGCAGCTCGAGCGCGCAAGCTGCAGCGGAAGCCGCGGCCGCCGCGCAGGCCGCCGTGAGTGGTTCTTTGTCGGCGACCGGTGGTTCCTCCGCTGGTGGCACAGCCAGCCTGATGGACTTCAGCAAGGCGAACATGTGGGTCATGCCAGCACCCGTGCAGGCGGCACCGCTCCCGCCCGGCCTGTGTCCGCAGGGCGACTCGATGTCGGTCGGCATCCTGTGGAACCTGTTCAGCTACTCTCGCTCGAGCACGCGCTCGGAGATGGAGTGTCTGGACAAGGTGCTGGCGGCGATCAAGCCGGCGCCGGTGGTGCAGCAGACGCTGGCTCCGCTGACGCTGGAGGACAAGGCGACGCTCGAGCGGCTCGACCGGGAGAGCAAGGAGCGGGCAGTTCGGTCGTCTGCGGCTTCTGCGGCGCCGAAGGCGAGCGATGGCTCCAGTGCTTCTGGTGCACCCAAGGCTAAAAAGGCCACCGCTCCGAAGAAGGCGGCCAGCAAGCCTTCGCCGACGCCGAGCTGCGAAGAGACCGCGCTGAAGGCGTGCAAGCCTGCCAAGCGCACCTGACCGCAGGTACCATGCGTGCTCGAGATCCCGGAAGCAGCGCCGGGTTGCGGTGCGCGAGGCCGGCACCGCGCGGCTTGTCCCGGCTCGCATCGGTCGGCACGCATGCACGATGAGGAAGGCTGGCCTCAGCCGGGCCAGATCAAGCCCGGTAAGTCTGGGCACCCTCGGTTCCCTGGCATCTAAGCCTATGAGGCCCCCTATGGATGACTCTCTTGAAGGTCTGGTGAGCAAGGTGGAGGCTCTGCATCTCGCTGAGGACGACGTGGCGATCATCAGTGCGCCCGGTCCGATCAGCGACGAGGTAGCCCACCGTCTGCGTGAGACGTGGGAGCGTGCGCTGCCTGGTCGGAAGTGCATCGTGATGGGTGATGGCCTGAACGTGCAGACCCTTGGCCAGCACCGTCAGCTGCAGCGCATAGAGCAGTCCCTCGCTGGTGTGGCCGATGCCCTGCAGGCGGTGCTGCAGCTTCTCTCCGATGGCGAGGATCCTGCTGAGCAGCGCACGCTGGACGGCGACCTGTTCTCAGTGCGTGAGCGCGACCAGTCGCAGCCCCTATGACCGGTACGAAGCGCATCCGTGGTCGTCGCCTGCAGGTGATCCGTGAGCAGCACCTGCGCCTATTCCCGCTCTGTGCTGAGTGCCACCGCAACGGTCGCATTCGGCTGGCGACCCAGCTCGACCACATCCTGCCGCTGTT